AAAAGCTGCGGCTGTTCTAGCTAGCGCTTCCTGGGGAGATTTTTCTTTGGGTAACATGTATCTATCTTTTAAAACTTCTTTACCGAATATAGTAAGAAGGTCATCTCGTGCGAGATCAATCGTTGGTTTGTCAGTCATTTGGTCTTCCTTATCTGTGTTGTGTGAAAGCTTCCAGTATACCACACTATGAAGCTGTTGTCTATATTAATCATGTTAAGTTCCTTAAAAATAATGTTGAGTATTCAAACTTTTGCTCTTGACAAAAGACATCATCTAGTGTCTCAACTAAATCTAACTTTAAATTCTTGTCCAGGTTCTTTACTACCTGCACCATTCTGATTTCTACCTGTGGATAAATCCTTTCAAGTATAGGACGATACAAATAATTAAGTTGAACCCATGCTTTCCTAGTTGCTTTAAGCTTACACTCTAGAACCAGGAGAAATTTGCGGCTGCTATTGGGCAGTATTATAATGTCAGGTTGACACCAACCTAGCCCACGTCTATCTTCATACTCATACCACTGTCCATGTAGCACTTCCTCTCCGTATAAAGCTTTGATGTAGTTAGCTATTCTATTTTCATAGATGAGCCCAGCTCTCTGGATACCCTTGATTCTTGGAGAGGAGATGAATCTAGGTTTATCCTCGAGAGCCTTCGCCCAACGTAGACCTCGGATTATATTGCGTCTTTTCTGCATAGGAATACCAATTCAGATTCGACACGGATATAACCAGAGTCTTCCATAGCTTGGATGTACTGTGTTATCTCCCCGGGCGCCATAGTCTTGTTCAAAAGTTGCCGTTTAAACAGCTTCAGACGCACGTGAGAGCGGTTATTGTTAAACACAGTAGTCTCCAACCAACCTTTCATATCATGAGCAATTTTACCAGTCTTACTCATACCAAAACCTTCTAATGCCTTAGGCATATTCTTCTCTACATCAAACATAATCTCTTTAGTAAGAGCCCAATCACTGCCTGTAATTATCCTTGTCCCTCTACGTGAGGCAGATATAGACATAGCTACCTTAATAAAGTGGGATACTCTACGTTGATTGTACTCGATCATGTTAGGATCAGTAGGTTCTGGTTGTATATATTCTTGAAAATCTTTCTCGACTTCTTCATGTACCTCTGCATCAAATACAAATTGTCCATGCATTTTAGCTATCATGCTAAGGTCATGAGTTAAGTCTTCGGCTATACTATCATCAATCCTTTTCTGGTGTAAGCTTTGTGCTATCCTGTGACCTTCATGGTAGATAGGTAGTATCCTAGATAATAATCCTTGGGAAGCCGCGTCCTCTGGTAAGTTATCCACAAACTGTTGAGGTGTAGCACATGCTATCCAGTTAAGACAAGGACCTTTAATAAATTGTGATGAGCCTGTTTTAATTTGGTGACTGTAAGAATCTTTACTATCCCACATGTCAGTCATAAACATCTGTAAGTATTGGTGGTTTCTATTCATGAACGTACCAAACTCTGATGTACATAATGTAAGTGATGAGTCATAGAACATATCTTCTTTAGGTGTAGCACAACGTAAGTCTAGTCGTGTAACCTTAGACATTTCTACTGCTAATTTTTCTGGTGTAATTCTATCTTGTATAATATGTAATGGGTAATTCTTTAAACCATATCTAGTTAACCCACTGTTAAATTCATCATGGTCTTCCTCTGTACCTACAGGTGTAGTAAGTTTAGCAAAGACTTTAGAGAACGGCAAGATCAGCGAGACTGATTTGTTTCTACCTGGTGGTGCAACCAATACAACAAACATGTTAGGTCTGATGTCATAGTTAGTCATAGACAACCAACACTTACGACCTAGTGCTCCAGCCACAGCAGAAATTGCTGTCCATGTAGAGAACCTATCTGGTATTGGACTACCTGTTGTAGCCTTAACACATGCTTTAATAAAGTCTGTATTCTTACGCATTAGAACTCCACTTCTTTAAGTTTTTCCAGGAATCTCCTACCTCTGCATCAGAAGGTATCACCATCTGTTTACCTTTAACTTCAATAGGATTTTCTAAACAATCAATTACCTTAGGAATTAAATAGTCTACCTTATCATTAGGACATTGACCTAAGACTGCATCATGCACCTGTCCTAATATTTCTACACCTTCTTGAAACAACTCAGACCATACTCTATATAATCCTTTGTTAAGTAAGTCACCGATAGTAGATTGCGGAAGATAGGCTATGGCTTTTCTTGCATAGTGTTCATCATCTAACCTACCCCAGAATTGTCTACGTCTACCAAATGGTGTAACTAAATTACCTGTTGATTGTAGTTCTTTAATAACTTCTGTGTGCCATGTTCTTATACCAGGAAATGCCCCAGCTACACGCACGAGTACTTGCGTTCCCGATCCAATCTTTTCTCCTAGTTCCATGAGTTCGTCGAAGCCCCCTTTCTTATCCTGTTTATGCCAACGTTCTAACGAGGCTAGTGGTACAACACCACCGAAGTATAAGAGTTGAAATCTTGTAGCATGTGCTACCTTAATCTTTGTATGTCTTGCTACTGTATTAGCTGACGCACCATAGTTAGTACCATGACCAGCCCTCTTACATACATCACGATAAGAAAAGTTTCCGTAGTAAGGGCGCTCGGCTAGTGTTCTGTTCTGTGCATTATCTTCTGTCCAACCCATGTTAGGCCAAACCATTTTAGCTACCTCAGTATGTAGGTCAGATGATTCAACGGCGTTGATATATCCTGCGTCACCTGAGAGGTAGGCTGTTGCCCTGGATTCAGCTGCTTGTAAGTCGGCATAGAACATGGTACGTCCTCTGTCTGGTATGAACATAGCCCGCAAGTCCTTTGTAATATTCTGTAAGTTTGTGCCTGTTCTCCAGGGACTTTCTGATGATGACCACCTGCCAGTTTCTGTACCCGCTACATTATATGAGCAACGTATACGTCCGTCTTCATCACGTTTAGAAGACAAGACTGATAGCTGTTTATCTATATCACGTAATGCAATAATAGTTTTACAGAAAGGACGAGCACGAGGATACTCTTCTATCATATGTTCTAAAGCTTCACGATCAGTAGAAACTTTTTGTTTCCCTTTGTCGTATTTAATTTGTACTGGAAGATTCAAGTACTCATAGAGCATGGACTTGAGTTGTGTTGGGCTGTTATGGTTAAGGTCTTTATCCCACACAGCATTAGCAAATAGACTTAACATCCTAGCTAATTGTAATCTTTTCTTTTGTAAGGGGGCACGAATAATTGTGACTGCCCTTTCATCTACGCGTAAGCCACGTAGTACCATAGAGATAGCAGGTCCTAAGCTTGCTCTCTCAAATTCGTATGTCGATTTAGTATAGTTGTCTAGTTGTGGTGAAAGTTTATTCCAAATTTCAGTAGTAAGTGTACAGTCTAATCCACAATAAACCCATAGAGTTTGTTCATCATTAAGTTTTAAATTCTTAATCTCTGTGTTCTTTATTATCCTCGCCATTTTCTCTCTCCAAATTTTTCTTATGTATTTCTTCCACTCGTTCTCCTATTTCACGAGCGATTGCCATATAAGCTGAGGCATCCAGGTAAGTATCTTCTGTTCGAGATCCTTGCTTCAGTCTTGCTATCTTTAATAGACACATCATAACTGCTACGTCATGTGGGTTTATCTGAAAGTTAGTGTATGCTGACCATAGATTTGCTATGTTAACATGGTTAATTAATTTATCTCCGTAGTCTACTTGTCTGTCTCCGTTGACAAGTTCACTTGCTTTTTTTAGTAACTCGGAACTTCTCCCTGTTGTTGTCATATTCTCCCTCCTTATATTTATCAAACTCTTTTCTTGCTCGTTGGTGATCGACTGCCGCTAAGTCACATACGAATTTAAATTCGTCGTACTTATATCTCAACCACTTCTCGACTTCTTCTTTGTATTTCAAACCATCTTTGGACTTGCCCTTGTATGCATAGTCTTGAACAGCTTGATCTAATACGGCTCGCCATAAGTTGTAATGGTTTGCTATATCTACTGAATCCTCTGGCATTGGCTTTACCGAGAATAACTCTGATCGTTTCATGTTTACTCATCTGCTTTGGTACTCTTTGAAAACTTGGCTAGGGTTTTCCAAGCACTCTCGTTGGTGTATATAGAGCCTAAGAAACCTAAACCTTTTTCTTGTTCTGGTTGCAGTGAATGTTGTGCGTGCATGGTATCATGTATGATACCTTTAACATGTATCTTTTGTTTGTGTGCTAACCATGACACATCATATAATTGATTCTGTGCAACCTTAACTATCTTATCGTTCTCAAGAATATCTTTCACCCATTTCCAGGCAGTGATCTCATCAGCTGCGTTCCAATAGTTTTGAGTGTCGGTAGTCTTGTCACGAAAAGGTACTACGATTGTAGTGTTAGGTGTAGGTGCAAAGCCTATGCATACGATAGAGCCTTCTGCTGTTTCAATATCAAATGCGAGAGGGTTGTTATGATTTGCTTCACTAATATATTTATTATAGAATACATCTAAGTCTTCGATAGTAGGTTCAATCCATATCTCTCTGACTGTGTGTTCTAGTTTTTTAGTTAGAGATTCTTGTTTAGCTTTCTGTAAGTCTGCTACTACATGAGGTCTCCACTTGAAATTTTTAACGACAGAGACAGGACTATACGTTGGTAATACTTTATATGGTGTAGATAGAAGCTCAGTTATCAACGTGGCTCCTCTGTTCTTACCAATCTTAGCTAGTCCTGTCACCGCCCACAAAGATACTGAACCCATTGCGATAATGATATTTGGATTGGCTTCTTCTATTTCTTTGTGTAACCTTTGAATGTCTTGCTCATATTCTTGCTTAAGATATCCTTCACTTGTTGGGGCGTAAGGTGAACGCCACTCTGTTGTCTTGCATAATCTTTTGTATTCACTTCTCTTATGAAAGAAGTATTGTGCTGTGTTCTGGTGGGGTTTTAATTGTATAGTGTGGGTGAGTAAACAGTTGTCGAGGTTGATACCTGCAATGTCACAGAGTTCGGCAAATACTTTTCCCGTGCCCCCACGCAGGATTGTATTAGCGATTGTTTCACTGTTGGTAGGGTACTCGAATACAAACGCAATCTTACAAGCCTCGGCTGATTGAGGCTTGCGTGATGATACTCGTTTATATACTGCATACTCACCCATAGGACTACTTCTTAATGATCCTCTTGATAGATGCTTGAAGTATGTCCTTGTTTCTGCCAACCATTTCATGCTTGACAATACCACTAAAGGTCTGACCGATTGCTTGCTCAAGCAATTCACTGAACGACGAACCGTCATCCATTTCCAATCCCTTTAATAGAAAGGCTTTCAATGACAAAGCTGGATTGCTTTGTTGCATTGCTTTTGGTGTAGCCCAGAACTCAATACGAGTTGGCTCGGCATTAACCAAATCCGAATCTGCTAAATCAGATTGGATCACACCAACGGCTTTACAATTCATGCGTACCAATGGTGTTTGGTTTTCCCCCACCTTATCCGAACGATAAGAAGTGATAGTGAAATCGTAGCTACCCTCAGGTAGAGTTACTGATTCAGGTATATCACCTGGAGTCATGTTTAAAAAGTCTAAAACGTCTGACATCATTTACCTCCTGTGTCTTTGTTTAATTTACTTTGAGCATTCTTTTGAATAGAATCAAATAGCTTAGCTAAATCACATTCGGTGTTAGCTTCAACACGACTAGGTGCTGTCACTTTCAAATCCATTTTGTGATCTGATACTGTTCTAAGGGTTCGCTCCGTACCCTTACTTGAAGACCGTGTGTCAATCCTACATACACAGTTAAAGTATCTTCCTATTTTGGTGGATAGTTTAGATCCTACACTGGTTGGGTATGCTTTGGATACACCTAAGTCCCCCTCCATGTACTGCATGTGTGTAGTTACTACTACATTACATGGTACTTCTGAACCTGTTATATATTGTATGATATGTTGCACATCCCTTGCGGCTGTGCCCCATTCTGGTTGACTAGGTTGGTCGGTTGGTTTCTTATTATTAAAAACCAGGGCACCACGTAGTGCTGCCTCGCCCATCAGAGTCAAGCTATCTATAACAAGTACATCTTTATTAGTCCAGTTCTTAACTGAACCAAAGTCTTCGTCGCCATCCTTCCAGTTAGTAATCATTTGTACACCCTTACGGAAAGCTGTTGCTTGTCCTAAAGAATCTTTACAAGTAACGAAGGATACATTTTTAACTGCGTCCTTGTTTAAAAACTCTGGAAGAATAGACAGACCATCATCAAAGTCTAAGATACGTAGATTGTATCCAGCATTTGCAAGTGAGGCTAGTGCTGTGGTCTTACCCGAACCACTATCCCCTACCAACATAAGCTTTGTATACTCTGCTGACTTGTGTGTTTTAATGTTTGCCATTTTTATCTCCTGTGAAGTTAACATACTAACATGAATTGCTTTCCGTGTCAATACTTATTTTAATTTTTCATCAATAATTTTACCAATTACAAATACCATAAATGTAATGAGTATTAAATCTGCTAGGATTAATCCCAACAAAATGTTGATGATCATGTTATCCATCTTAAGTACCACCCAACTACATCTATTATACTTAATACTATTATAATATTTAATAGAGTGGTGGTATTGGAATACCATTTATCTCTTTGATATTTATTCTTTTTATTATACTGCTTCTGCATAAGCCTCCACTAAATCTGGATGTGGTTGTTTATCGAAATCATTATCCAGGAAAAGATTACGACGAGATGGTGAAGCTGAACAGACTTCTTTAAATCGACAGCCACCATAGTTATTACAAGCAGTGAAGTCTGCTGGGTAATACTGTTTGTTAAAATAATTTGTTGATATATCTAATGTATGCATTGCATCTTTGTACCATTCCATTATTAAATCTGTCGGCACATTGTATACACTACGATCAAACCTTGTAAAGTGTACACCTGTTTGGACAGCGTCAATAATAAATCCTGCTACGTCCAGACCTAGTACTTCCCTGGCAGCCCATAGATAACTGAACACTTGATTGTTCGGCATGAAGTTACCAAAGTAATTAGAGTTAAGTGTAGTCTTTGTAGTCTTAACATCACATAGATATAACTTACCTTCTAGTTGTACTACCTTATCAATACGACCAGAGAATCTATACTCTCCATTACCAAAGGGTACTTCAAACCTTTGCTCGAGGCAAGGCTCTCCGTCTGGCATGGTAGCTATTTCAAATAAGTCTTCCCAATATTCTTCTGCTCTCCAGGTAACAGCTCGTAAAGCTGCAGTCAACCCCCGTGCCTTATCTTCTGATAAGTTTAAAGCCTCACCAAATTCCAGGAGAACATGCTTTATAGCTGCTACCACAGCTTCATCCTTTGTTGCCCCCTTGAATTTCTGAATGTCAAGGACTTCAAGTCCTTCGTGTACAGCAGAACCAAAGCCTGTTGCCATGCCATATGTCTTAGACTTATACCCTTGTAGGTTAGTCCAGTTGTACATACGGGGGCATGATAGGAATGAAGATAGACTTGATGTATCCCATATCTTTTGAATAGGGTTACCGTCTTGTAGTATAAATTTCTTTAGTCTATCTGGTTGTTCCATTATGCCTCCTTAACTAGCATGTCCAATACATTTGTTTCGTATTGTTTAGGTTTAGTTCTTGCTGATTTACTGGTGATGCGTTTACCTGCTTTCTCTGTTGCTCTGATGTTTTCCCTGGTAGCACGTAAGTAAGTAACAATAGTTTGTATATCTTCCTCACTCTCTGCTAATTCCAATGGGTCTTTATCCAACAGGTCAACAGGTATAACTAACTCATCTTCTTGTTTTACTTTATCAGTCATTACTCTCTCCTAACTTTGTAAAGTTTGGTTCAGTTTGCCCAGGTACTACGTTAATAGCACGCAGCTCTGCATCAGGGATTGTAACTAAATCCTCATACACAGGATACTTAGCACTATCTTCGGGCAAGACATACATGCGTCTTTCTTTACTCCATGTTATCTGTGCCTTTTTAAATATTTCTTCGGCTTGGTCTTTAGATTCAGCCTCGACTATCCAATGCTGTGTATTCATATGTGATGTTGTGATATCGTATTTCATATCTCTCCTTATTTTATTATTAATACTATCACAGATAGAAAAAATGTCAAGCTAAAAGTTTAACAAAATTCCTACTGCAAATATAAACATGGCTATTGAATTGACTGTCATCAATGCTCGGTCATGCCATAGATAACCGACGATAAACCAACCAGTTACTCCACCTAAATGAAACACTAAGTTCAATGGGCTTATCTCTACTGCTGTTAGTACCATACCTATGATGATAATAACAGAAGCTGTCCATTTAATATACCAGGATTTACCGTGCCCTGGCGTTACCTTTTTTATGTTATCCATACTCTCTCCTAATGTAATGTTGGTTTAATTAGAGACCCATTCTCTAACCAATCTACCTCATCAAGTTCATTGTCTTTTGTGAATGCCTCAACGAGTGGACCTTTCTCCAGGATAGTAGCGACGGCGCTGCTAAACATGTGCAAGGTACTTGTTGTACCTGTTCGCATAAGTAACATACGTAATGCTAACTCTAACATAGCACTGTTAATAATATCAACAGGATATTTCTTTGACAGTTCTGTTATAGGCTCTCGCATTTCCTCTATGCACTTAGTAAACATATCTTCTAGTTTATCTTTCTTCATAGTTCTTTCCCCTCATCTGTCTTTAATACTAAAGGTTGTTGTTCAAGTGAAGATGTAATAATTACATCCCCACCTTTTTCTGTAATCTTAAGATGATTATATTTATTCTCATCTACTGATTCATTATCTTTCATTTGTATTTTAAATGACTTGATAAATCTATGCATTCGCATACGCAAGGCAAAGGTATTATCTGTTGGTATCTCTACTCTAGGTTCATCTGAACCAGATGAATCTAAATAATCTACTGCTTTATCTAATGCGTCTGAAATATCTGTCAACTGCAATAGGTTCTGCGTCGTCGGATTCCATGCCATTGGTAGCCTCCTCTTGTTGTAGTTCATAGTCGTCTTGGTCAAGAGTTAAATCATCTATGTTTACTTTCGATTGACCACTTGGTATCTGTACTGAGTACCCATCCATTACAAAGTCTCCTTCATCCAGGATGTCTTCATCTCTTGGTGTTGCTTCCCGTAAGCCCACACCTTTACTCCATTTACTTTTCTTTTTCTTTTTCATTCTTACTCCTTATGAATATATAAACTGTGAAACATAGAAAACCTAATGTCACTATGTTGGGGGCAAAGAAGAAACTCAATGCTCCCATAATATAAAATCCGTATACACATATGTATACTAAAATCCCACCGAGTGTTGCCATTCTTGGTATCCTTTCTCCTCAATGATATTGTTTAGTGATAACTGTGAATCAATCACAGCACCACGATTACAGTTAACAAACATCAATGCATTAGTGATGTTGCCTTCTTCATTAATAACATCTGCTATGTGTGGTGTGTAGTTTGCATTGGTTTCCATTTGGTTAATACATTCCATTGCCCTTACATCACACTCATACAGGTGTCCTTTGATAGACTTGCCGTTAGCTTGTCCGTAATCAAAGAACACAATAGGGAATGCATTAGCATAATCTCTCATCTGAAAGATAGAATGCAGAGTAAAGTATTCCCCCATGTACTCAGACCGTTTGGTTAGTTCATCTAGTCTGCCCCCTTTTTTTAATGTACCGTATGTAAAAAGCCTAGTCTTATAAGCCTCTTGCAACAGTGGGTTTGCCATTTTCGTACTGCTCAATTCTTCCTCCCTCTAGATATTGAATCTCAGTTATACAATTAGTAGGGATAACTGCACCCCCACCACCTGTCTTACTCTCCTCATCATAAGATGAGATAGTCACAATCTTACCACCGAAGTCAGTGAGTATCCAACCCACAGTTTCGACAGGTCTTAATTGTTGTTGCCTTAATTCAGACAACTCTTGCCATGTATTATCATCTGACATTGCGTCAAGCCATTTGATTTTTACTAAGTCCATTATGTTTAACATAATTATTTCTCCTTGTCAATCGGTTTCTTCTTCATTATCTCTAAGACCTTTGTCTTAAAGTCTACTACATTACCAGGAAATTCTGGTGATGAGTCAGGGAACTTGGGCTCCACTATATAAGAGCCATTCTCTTTCCATGTCCTGCTTGTTTGCTTTCCCTGGTTGTCAAGCACTCTTGCCCAGGCATCATCCTTGCTGGTTGCCTCGACTTCGTAGGTACACTCAAGTGTTTCCCAAGTTGTCACATTATACTTCATGTTAACCACCTATGAAACACGATGGCTACTCCTAATATGATAGCTACTGCCCCTAGTGTAGTTGCTAGTGCTAACATATTAAGTGTGAAGTCTGTCATTTTATCCCAAGACTTTTTGTCTATGTCTTGAGGGTAATCTTTTTTATTCATAATCATTCCTTTCTTGTAGTTCTCTTTCGATATGTAAATGAATTTCATCCTGTCGTTGAGCATTATATGTTTCTTCTACTTGTCTTTCCATATCTTCAAAGACATCCCAGGTAAAAGGTTCTTCAGCTGCACTGGGCCGTGCCATAGCGGCACGAATCATGCGATTCTTATTAGACTCTAGTCTGCGTAAGGCTTTCTCTCTTTTGATAGCAAAGTTAGGGTCGATACTAAACAGCACTCGTCTGCCTACTTTACTAACCTTAACACGATAAGGCTCTGCGTCTACTAGTTGGTCTTTGAGCCACCTCTCCCACCTATGCTTATGCTCTTTGGCATGAACTGGGTAGCGAAGTCGGTAATACCTGGGCTTGCCGTCAGCATTGACAGGTTTGATGAATGTATTAATCACATCAGTACCACTTCGTATGCACTCCTCATCTATGACATTATCTTCGTCGTCATATAATGGCTCGTATAGTGGGGATTGATACCTAATTTGTTCTGCCCCCTTTAGTAGTGGATTCATTGTTGTCTCCTTTTGCTTTGCGTTCTAGTGTCATGCGTACATCATGTACGATAACGAAAGTCCAATAAAATAATGGTAGTGAAATCACTCCACTCAAATAAATAATAATAGATAGTATCATAAGTTCTCCTTGTCGTCAATACTTTTCTGTCGAATAACACCGAATGATTACCGAAAGAGTACAGGGGTTACCACTTTTGGTGAACAGGCACACCCCTCTCTAATATACGATTTAAAATATATATATATATTTATATATACTATATATAGTATAAGGGTAGTGTACCCTACACAAGACTGCCTTGTGCCACCTCATTGTAATATTGGTAACCCCTGTGTTCACTCGGTGTTATTCGGTAGTGATTCGGGTTGTATCCTGCAACCTCATTGTTGCCTGGATAATCCAGGTATGTCTTCCTTCAGCAGCGTTAAGCTGCCGCGTCTACTCTTTCCTGGATAATTGCTCTCCATTGTGGGTTTATTATGTCGTGATGTTCCCACCATGTACTTGCAGTTGCCCCCTCATTAAAGATTTGATGGTGTTGTTGACAACTGAATCTCATAGCTTTAACTGAGTGTGGTTGAAAGTACATAGGTGCACCTAATGTATTCCCATTACCTTGCATATTCCATGTAGGAAATTTTCTATGGCTTTCATACATGGCTGTACCATGTGAGTTAGGATTAGATTTAACCAAATCAAATGTACCATTGTCTTGATAAGACTTACATAGACTTGGGTATGATTGCCAGAATGTAGCACCATACCGATAGAATAGTTTGTTGACTAGACTATTTACTTTTCTTTTGCTAGTTGATACTACATTATCGTAGTCCTCTTGCGATAATTCAGTACCTTTTATAGCTATGCCGTAGTCTTTGTCGGTGTATAGTGAGAAAGGTTTTCGGCGAAACGAAGTTTCCTCTGGATTAAAGGGGTGATTGCACACCCCAAATTGCACATCTTTTAAATAGACTTGTCTAGTTAGTGTTGTCCACTTTAACTTACTAGACCCACCATTTCTGGTAGTTATCTCATAAAAGTTTCTAGTCTCTAAATCAAATCTAAATATAGTCATACTATTTATCTCCTTTAACTTCTTTGTTATACACAATGTCGCTTATCCATTGTGATATACCTTGTGGATTATCATAGATAAGTTCTTCAATTTCTTCTGAAGTCATGCCATATAAATCATGCTCATCTAATGCTGTACCATTCTCAGTTATATCTCTTGGTGGATTGACATAGTTCTTGGTAGTATTTCCATTAACCTCTATACCTCTACGATATATAGGTGTACCAGAGTAATGACCTACACCACCATAACCCCAATCATCATCTTCATAACACCATTTGTTTTCTAATTTTTTCATGGTGTCAGTATCAGAGTCATACTTGTAGTCCCTGGATAAAGCATAGTTTCCACTTGGCTCTAATGAGTATGTGTTTGACAACCACATATCATCTGTGGTTTTGCCTTGATCTTCGTTGATGATAGTAAATTCTTCTGTCTTACTATCCAAGAATAATAACTTGTCGCTACCAATCATATCTGATAACATCTCTTGCCAATCTGGATTGTATAATAGTTCTGGCTCATTTAGTAGTTGTGGTCTAAGTACCCACTTAACAAACTGATGAGTGTCAGATTTGTTATCATCAATCATAGGTGTAGGAAGTTGAGGTCCATTGTGCATGAGCCATAAATCCCTGGAAGATTCTTCCTTTGATAACACTTGGTAAGGGTGCGACATAGCTTTGCTTGACTCCCCATTAGTATTGAATCTGAAATGTAATCCCATAGGTACATCTAGATTTTTATAACTATCCCATACTTTGTTGATAGATTTGAATGACTTTGGCTTACCCAATTTGTGAACATGGACTTTGCCCTTGTTGGCAAACATCAATCCAAATCCATCATCATTATTTAAGTAAGCACAGTTCATCATATTTTCTGTGATCACTTCTGGTTTTGTTGCTTGTATAATTAAGCACATAATATTACTCCTTTTCAGTTAAGCAATTTCTTTTAGATTGTTCTGCTCATCAGACCAATCAACTTTACGACTTGGCTTACCTATGCAATAGGATTTTCTTGTTAGCCAACCATAAAATATCTTATACTCACTTCTATTTTGTGGCAACTCCATATATTTTATGAAGTCCTTATAAGATAATTTTGTCATGCTTGTAGTCTTACTAAACCCTACTAAAGCATGGACAAATTCCATTACTCTAAACATACCTTGCTTTGCAAGATTGCCCTTGAATATTCTAAACTCTATTGTGTGTCGGTGCGACATATTGACAGCTTCATATTTCTCAGATGAATGTACTGCGTCTGAAATCTTTTTACTAGATTTCTTTGCCCATTGGTCTGAATTACGACCTGCAATATGATTTACAAACTCCTCATTTTTATAGTCATTGATAAAGACAAGTAGCTTTCCAATATCAAGCTGTGTTAAATGATTTCTTGATATGTGTATGTGCATACCTGTTGTATCAGTATTCCAGGATTTAAGATGTCTAATTGAATCGCCATTTAAAAATGTATCCCAATTTTCTCTATGAGCATTGAGTGTGGCTGGTGCTGTTACAATTTCAAAGCCATTGGATAGTGAGCCATCAGATTTCATAATAGCAAACTGTCCTGTTTTGCTATTGTAAAAATCATTATGTGTCATTTCTCCAATCTCATAAGGACAATTATTTCTTCTCTCAACTTCTAATTCTACACCCATATAGAGAGGATATAGTTCTGTTCTATCCTTGTCTGATACTTGATGGCTACAATGTTCCATAACATCTTCATCATAATTATAGATATACTCATCATGTTCTGATTCAGATTCCTCATCATAATAATCATCTTCGCTTACATAGGTATCTCTATTTTCTGAGTATCTATAATTGTCAATACAATTAGAGCATATTGGATTATCCTCATAAGCCCACCTTATATCCTCTTCATATTCCCAAGCACCACAATCTTCACACTTTTGAAAGTGGTCAATACCATGATTAAAAAGTTTATTAAGTCGTGAGTATCTTCCCACATTATTTCTGGTCATATTATTATGTGATAACAATACATCAATTTCATTAAGGAAATCAACCTCTATCGCTTTATCACAATATTTTATTTCATATAACATATCGTATAGAGTGAAATCTATTCCCCACTCTTTACTTCTTAGTTCTGATAGTAAAGTCATTGTGTACCCCACTTGTTTAATAGTTCGCTAGTGATTGCCTGTTTCTCTTGAATAGACAACTCATCAATATCTGAGTCCAGGATTTGTTCGTCTAACATTTCCTGCTGTTCTAAAACCCAGTCAGTAAAGCTAATAGTTTTTTTAGTATCTGATTTAATAGGCATAATTAAACTCCTTGTATTATCAGATTATCAACATCAAATTCTACTGACACCATGTCAGTATCAAATGTTGCCGACAGTTTACGATTATTAATATCTATAATCGGTCTTTTTTCAGTACCATTTATTTTATGTGTACCAAACTCATCAAACTCTATCATAATATAATTCTTTGCATAAGTTATATTATATCTCTTATCACATATAAAAGAATTGTCAAGTAATCTTTTACCCTCTAACCACAATCTTTTATTTCCTCTATGTGTACCAAGTTTATATTCAAATTTTGTTGCCATATATACCTACCTCTATAAATTCTCTAAATCTAACCTCGTCAAATCTAGGATTTGATTTAATAAATTCCTCACATTTAACCTTAATTAAATTAGTTATAAGTTTTGTATTATTCGGATAACCTTTTGCTACCTTTATAATATCGTTAGCACTTTCAATAAAATGTTTTCTAGTTAGCATATATTCCCCTTAGTTTATATATATTATATTTTCTTTAGTGTCATAACCAAATTTGCTTAAATCAAAATCACAATCTAGTAAATTGCTCATCAAATCAGTTTTTTGCAATTTGATATATTTGCCATCATGTTCATTGAGCATAACCCAACCATAGACATAGTAGCAATTTCTTAATAGTCTTGTTAGTGTTTTTCTGTCTTTAATATCAACTATATTATTATTCATTTTAACCTACTTTCATTTAATTTACTTCTATATTATTTCACTTGCTTGTCAAGTCTTTTTTTTTAGGCGTATCTACATTTATTACTTTTACCCCCCATCATTGAAAAACCTCTATAAGCACTTGAAATCGGATAGTGTATTCGCTTGTCAAGGTCTTTGAAACTTTCTTCTTTGTAGTCAACTTTAAACTTTTTCTTTTCAATCTTTGTGAAAGTTATAGCTTTAAACTTTCTTCTTGGCTTTTTATTTAACATCATTAAACCTTTGTTTAACTTGGTTAAGGGAAGGTTTTTAAGCTCATCTTTAAATCTTCCTTGATTATGTTATCACATATAATTAAGGCACAAATAAGGCAGTATTAGGTATGCCTGTGGATAACTTTGTTGTAAAAATACAACACATTTAAGGGATAGGTATATATAAAGAATGGCTGAAGTCTGGGAAAAAAGAAAAGGCGAAACCTAGCATAAAATTGTGGCTCAAATAAGGCACGAGGGTGCGACATGTTGTCGCCTAGCTGTTCTCGTTTTGTTCTCATTTAGTAAAAACCTCAGAAATGACCAAGCAACCACCCCCCACCCAAAAAAATCCGAGGGCCCGAATATATATATAAGGCACCTCAAAAAATTTTACCAAAAATTTAGACTATTTTTCCCAGGGAAAGTTGGGCCGCTGTGTAGATGTGAGTTTGATTGCCCCCTTTAGTTGCGGGGAGGCGCGTTATATTTGAGAGAGTGAACGCTGTTTAATCCTCCCCGTCTTACAGGAGACGTGTGGCGTGAACCACACAGGGTTATTGTACAACATTTGCTCTTGCAATTCAAGACTAAATGTTGTATACTACTTCTATGACTAAAGCAACTAAGATGCAACAACCTGACTCAGAGGTAAAGTTAACTCCCCAGCAGGAAGCGTTTTGTAATGAGTTCATAAAAGACCTCAACATTAAACAAGCCGCCATAAGAGCAGGCTACTCTGAGAAGCACGCAGCGAATAACGCATATAAGTTAACGAAAGATTCTGCGATTGTAGCAAGGATTGCCGAGCTGAAGTCTGAACAAACAAAACGTACTAAAATTGAAGCGGATGATATACTTAGGCGCCTAGTACGTATCTCTGAAAAGACTGAACAAGAAGGAGATTATAACGCGGCTATCCGCTCCTTAGAACTATTAGGTAAACATCAAGCGATGTGGACTGATAAATCTATAAATGAGACTACTGTAACAAATGCATTTGCTACAGGAAACTCACAGGAGGACATAGCGAGAGATGTCGAACGTCTCAAACGAATAGCAGCACCAAAGATTAAACAAGTAAAATAAGGATACACTATGCCAGGTAAATCAAAAGCACAAATAGCTAAAGAAAATAGAGATAGAAATAAGAAGGTTAACTCTTCTACTAACTCTCAAGCAAGAGTTGGAAAATCAAAAGCCCAATTTGTTAAAAAGCAAAAAGAAAAAAATCTTGAAAAAAGAAAAAGAGCTAACATGAAAAAGTCTGTGGATAGGCCACAGCAAAAACAAAAACCTAAAAAGAAAAGTATTCTAAAAAAAATTCATGATAAACTTTTTACTAGAAGCACTGCGCCTTGGTCAAAAGGCAAAGCAGCTAAAGCGGCAGAGATTAAAAGAAAAGAATGGAAACCATTTGCTGATGATAAAAAAGCAAGTGTAAGTGACAGACAACCAGGTATTAAAAAAGCTAATGAAAGAAAAGAATCATCTAGAGATTATGTCAAAAGACATGCGGGTGTAACTGGCAAGATGCCTAAAGCTAAAGACAGCCAACTTATGAAAGCTGAAGCAGCTAGACGTAAAAGAGCTAAATCTAAAAAAGCTAAACAAGATAGTGCAGCTATTATGAAAGCAGAAAGAGCTAGTAGGGCTAAATCTAAAAAAAGTATAGCTGATAAAAAAGCAGCAGACAATAGAGACGCAAAGCGTGGTGGATTTATTTCCGCTAATGCAATGAAGTCTTCTGCGAAGAAAGCTAACAAAACTCAAGCTGATAGAAAGAAAAGAAAATCAGACGAACTAATATCTAGAGGTAGGAGATAATTGTCTAACCAACGAAAAGATATGAATGTAAATGAAGCTAGAGATTTTGTTCAAAGCAAATCTAAAGACTTCGCAAAAAAAATAGCCACGGGTGCATTTGCTTTAGGTGTTAGTAAAATACCAGGAGCAACCGAAGGTTATCAATTAATCAAAGAGAAAGTTCCTAAAGGTTTCTCAGCGAGTTATGATCCAAGCAGTGGTAAAATCAGTGCAGGATTTAAAATAAAATTTTAGGGAGGAAAGCATGGCTATAAAAGAAGTTAAGTCACATCCAGTAAATGGTCCTTACAATAATACTAGATACACATCTAGTGCTAAAGCAGGTAAGAACGGTACATATACTTGGTCGACTAAAGCAGAAGACTATGACTACAATGATGGAGTACACGTATGGGATATTTATAATCTTCCAGATGGGGGCACACCAACTATTGGAGAGACAGTCAAAGTTTCGAATAAAAAGAAATAGAACCAACTAACACAGGAGATAGTATGGGAACTCGCGTATTAACGCCAACACTAGAGGAATACGACGCGTCCAATCCTCCGACAAACCTATATATGCAATTAGCATTATGGGGCGGAATTGCGTATGTCGTTAACAAGTGAAGATAGGGATGCAGCCACAAGGCTAGCCATCCATCAAGCACGGGACGATCTCTTAGCGTTTGTTCAGTATTGGTCCTCATCACAGAGTGTTGTGCGATCAACTAATGAGATTAGAGAAGGGTGAGACGGATCGTCTCATGATTTTCATATCTCCACGTTCCAGTAAATCATTAATCACATCTACATACTTTCCAGCATGGGCGCTCGGTCGTAATCCATACTGGCAAGAGATAGCAGTATCACACAGTGATGACTTAGCTACAAGGTTTGGTCGTGCTATTCGTGACATCATAAACACGGATGCATACAAAACTATATTTCCACAAATAAATATTCGTAAAGATAACAGAGCGGCAAACTCATGGGCGCTTGAACATAAGAAGAAACAGGCAGGATCTTTCCTAGCAGCTGGTTCTGGTTCAGGTATCGCAGGGTTTGGTGCACACTTGGCAATCATTGATGACCCTATATCAGAGCAAGATGCCTTTTCAAAGACTAGACGTGACAGTTTAAACGCATGGTATTCTTCAGGTTTACGTACGAGGCTTATGCCTGGTGGTAAAGTTGTACTTGTTATGACAAGATGGCATGAAGTAGACTTAGCAGGTTATTTACTTGAGCAACAAGACACAGCTCCTATGGCAGATAAGTGGGAAGTAGTACGCATACCTGCCTTAAATACTACAGAATCTTTAGAAACTCTAGAACCTGCGCGCAAAAAACTAATAAAACAGGGGTATTTAACTAAAGATTTTACTAAATTAAAATTAGGTGAGTCCTTTTGGCCAGAACCTGACAAAGAAAAAGGGTTTTGTTGGACAACTGCGGACATCATTAGAACTAAAAACAACACGCCCGGGTTTAAGTTCGACGCATTATACGGACAAGCTCCTTCATCAGAGGAAGGAAACATAATTAAGGCGGAATGGTGGCAGGATTGGACTAAGGATGACGCACCTGAATGTGATTATATCATACAATCATGGGATACTGCGTTCTCAACTAGGACAACAGCCGATTATTCTGCAATAACTACGTGGGGTGTGTTCGGTGATGGTATATCTGCCCCCAATTTATGCCTATTAGGTGCAGAAAGAGGCAGATGGGACTACCCAACGCTACGTCAAAAGGCAATTGACAAGTACGAAATGCATCAACCTGACTCAATTATCATAGAAAAGAAGGCATCTGGGCAATCTTTGATACAAGACCTGCGAATGACAGGACTTCCTATCTTTGAGTTCCAACCAGATAGGGATAAAGTAGCAAGAGTGTACGCAATTACTTCATTATTCCATAATGGTAGGATATATGCCCCACATGACAGGACATGGGCACATGAAGTCATGGAAGAAACTAGAGTTTTCCCTACAGGTAACCATGATGACTACATGGATACAGTATCACAAGCTTTATTATGGATGCGTAATGGCGGTTACATAGAGCATAGTGAGAATACATGGGTTGACAAGGCAGAGCAAAGAGTATATAATAGAAAAGAAGCAGCATATAGTAAAAGACGGGGACTTTACTATTAACAAGGATACGAAATGGCAATTGAAAAACAAATAGATTTAGAAGAAGTAATATCGGGCGTACCTATGCCTGATGCTACTGAAGAAGTAGAAGTAGAATTAACAGATGAGGCAGAAGTAGAAGCTGCTGAAGCAATGGGTCTACTTGAAGACGAAGAAGTTTTAGAAGATGAGTT